GCCGCCCGAGCACGTCTATGCCGCCATGAGCACCCTAGCGGCGCTCGGCCGGCGCTTCGTGGTCATTGTCGAAACGCGGCCCGAACAGGAAATCGCCTGGGTCGCGTTCATCCAGGCCGCGAACCCGAACCTTCCGATCCTGCTGGTGACCGTCGAGGCGGGCCGGGCATGATGACCGATTGGGGCTGTTGCATGGGCGCGGTCGCGCGGCGGCTCCTTGGCGAGCCGAACCCGGCGCTCAGCTCGCAAACCGAATGGCGTTACGGCTCGCGCGGCTCGCTTGCGATCGATCTTTCGAAGGGCGTCTGGTTCGATCACGAACACCAGACCGGCGGCGGCGTGCTGGCGTTGGTCGAGCGGCACACCCGGCACGCTAACGGCGAGGCCGTTGCCTGGCTCAAGTCCAACCTCGGCATCGAGATTCCCATTACCGCGCGGCAGCCTGTCGCGACCTATTCCTACACCGACGAAGACGGCGCCGTGCTTTTCGAGGTCGTGCGCTTCGAACCCAAGGACTTTCGCCAGCGGCGGCCCGATGGCCGCGGCGGATGGATTTGGAATCTCGACCATGTCCGCCGCGTGCCGTTTCACTTGCCGCAGCTCCTGGCCGCGAAGGGAAAGACGGTGCATGTGGTCGAGGGCGAGAAGGACGTTCTTGCTCTCGAACGGATCGGCCTCGTGGCCACGTGCAATCCCGGCGGGGCGGGCAAATGGCGCGAGGAATTTGCCGCGCATTTTCGCGGCGCCGACGTGGTGATCTTGCCCGACAACGATGCCGCCGGCGAAGCGCACGCAAGGCAGGTCGCGGCCAGCCTCCGGCCAATCGCCGCGCGGGTGCGCATCCTGCGCCTTCCCGGCCTCGGTCCCAAGGAGGACGTTTCGGACTGGATCGCGCGCGGCGGCACCGCTGAGGAGATCGCGCGCCTCGCGTCGGCGGTTGAGGAGGACACCGATCAGCGTGCCGGACCCGATCGACGCGATGAGCCCGTCACCTTGGAGTCGTTCTGGGCCTATATGCCCATGCATCAATACATTTTCGAGGCCGCGGGCGACCTGTGGCCGGCCGCAAGCGTCAACGCGCGGCTCGGCTCGGTGTGCGAGGGCAGCGACGAAATCGCGGCCAGCAAGTGGCTCGATAAGCACCGGCCCGTCGAACAGATGACATGGGCGCCGGGCGAACCGAAAATCATTCGCCATCGCCTGATCTCTCAGGGCGGATGGATCGATCATCGCGGGGCGACGGTCTTCAATCTCTACCGACCGCCGCGCCTGCCGGAGGGCGACGGCTCGGACATCGCGCCGTGGCTCGATCACCTGCACCGGTTGTTCGGCGAGGACGCCCGGCACGTGGTGTTCTGGCTCGCGCATCGGGTTCAGCGGCCGGGCGAAAAGATCAACCACGCGCTCGTGCTCGGCGGCGCCCAAGGCATCGGCAAGGATACCATCCTCGAGCCGGTCAAGGCGGCGATCGGCCCATGGAATTTCATGGACGTATCGCCGGCGCACCTGCTCGGGCGTTTCAACGGCTTCGTCAAAAGCGTGATTCTGCGGGTCAGCGAAACCCGCGACCTCGGCGAGATCGATCGGTATTCATTCTACGAGCACAGCAAGGTCTATGTCGCGGCGCCGCCCGACGTGCTGCGCGTCGATGAGAAGAACATCCGCGAGCACTACGTCCCCAATGTCTGCGGGGTCATCATGACCACGAACCACAAGACGGATGGCATCTATCTGCCGGCCGACGATCGCCGCCATTTCGTAGCGTGGTCGGACCTGACGCGGGACGACTTTCCGGACGGCTATTGGCGCAACCTCTATGCTTGGTATGCCGCCGGCGGCATCGCCAATGTCGCCGCATGGCTGGGCAAGGTCGATCTTTCCCCCTTCGACGCGAAGGCGCCGCCGCCCAAGACGGCGGCCTGGCACGACATCGTGGCCGCGAACCGGGCGCCGGAAGATGCCGAGATGGCCGACGCCATCGAGGCGCTCGGCAATCCCTTAGCGCTCACGATAAGCCAGCTCGCCCATGCCACCAGCAGCGCGTCCTTCCACGATTTCCTGACCGACCGTCGCAATGCGCGGCAAATCCCGCATCGGCTCGAAGCCGCCGGCTACGTCGCCGTGCGCAATCCCGCCGACGCTCGGGACGGTCAATGGAAGATCAATGGCAAGCGCCAGATGGTCTATGCACGAAAGGATCTGGCGATCCGGGAGCGGATCGCCGCCGCAACCAGCCTCGTCCATCGGTGATGTCGGTGAAGTCGGTGATTCTCTATCTCCATTATTTTCCTCCTCACGCGCGCGCGCCTTTTGCGATTTGCAAGCAGGGAGCGGGAAGAGAGTTCGTAAATAATAGAGATACGGAATCACCGACTTCACCGACATCACCACCCGGCGTTGCCATTGGCGGTCATCGGCCGCAACGCGACGCCATCTTGCAACGCCGCGCCGCGCGGTTCCTCTTGGCGCCGCGCGTATGCGGGGGGCGAAGGCGCTTGGGTTCGCCATTCTGCGGGGGCGCAAATGCCTAAACTAGCGGCAAGCGCCAACGGTGACTCGAAAGCGGGCAGCGTCACCAAGGCGGCATTCGCCGAGCGCGTCGGGCTGACACGCGGGCGCATCTCGCAATTGATCGCGCAAGGCTTGCCCGTGCTCGACGACGGCCGGATCGATGTCGAAGCCGGCCTGCGCTGGATGGAGGAGAACCTCGATCCCGACCGGCGCGGCAAAGGCGGTGTCGCCGGCGCGACGCCATCGCTCGCGGAAGCCCGGCGCCTGCACGAAATCGTCAAGGTCCAGCGCGCCAAGCTCGCCCTCGAACGCGAGCGCGGCGACCTCGTGAACCGCTCGGCGGTGAAGGCCGCGGTCTATGCCCGCGCTAAGGCCGAGCGCGACGCGCACATGGCCTGGGTCGCGCGCGTGACTCCGTTGCTTGCGGCAGAGCTCGGCGCCGATCCAACGCGCACCTTCGCGGCGCTCGATCGGCTCATGCGCGATCACCTCGTCGATCTTGCCCGCATTCCATTGCCGGAGCTGCGCGATGGATGACATCACGGCTTGGGTTGACGAGATTTGGCGCGAGGGCGCGGCGCCCGAACCGCCGCTCACCGTCTCGCAATGGGCGGACGAGAATCGGCTTCTGCCCGACTTGTCCGCCGAGCCGGGGCGATGGCGCACCTCGCGCACGCCGTACTTGCGCGAGATCATGGATTGCCTTTCGGCGAACGATCCGACCGAGCGCGTCGTGTTCATGAAGGGCGCGCAGCTCGGCGGCACGGAAGCGGGCCTCAACTGGCTCGGCTACGTGATCCACCACGCGCCCGGGCTGATGCTCATGGTGCAGCCGACCATGGACGCGGTGCGCCGCAACACCTCGATCCGCATCGACCCGATGATTGCCGCCTCGCCCATCCTGCGCGAGCGCGTCGTCGAGCCAGGCAAGAAGGAGCCGGGCAACAGCCAGTTCCGCAAGCTCTTCCCCGGCGGGCAGCTCGTCATGGTCGGCGCGGCGTCCGGCGTGGGCCTGCGCTCGACGCCGGCGCGCTATCTCTTCCTCGACGAGGTGGACGCCTATCCGTCCGACGTGTCGGGCGAAGGCGATCCGGTCGCGCTCGCGGTGCAGCGCACCGTCACGTTCCGCGGCCGACGCAAGATCGTGCTCGTTTCGACGCCGACCTTGAAAGGCTTTTCGCGCATCGAAGCGGCCTATGAGGAAAGCGACAAGCGCATCTTCGAGGTGCGCTGCACGGATTGCGGAACCTTCGCGCCGATCACCTGGGCGCAGATTCAATGGCCGGAAGGCCGGCGCGAACTTGCGCACCGCGTCTGCCCGGAATGCGGTGCGATCCACGAAGAGCACATGAAGCCGGCGCTCCTCGCCTCGGGCCGCTGGCGCGCGACCGCAACCGGCGACGGCAAGACCGCCGGCTTCCATTTGTCGAGTCTCTATTCGCCGTTCGAGACATGGGCCGAGATCGCCATCGAGCACGGGCAGGTTTATCGCGATCCGGCCCGGCTTCAGGTCTGGACCAACACCAAGCTCGCCGAGACTTGGGAGGACCAGGCCGGCGAGGTGATCGACGCCGAGCCGTTGATGGCGCGGCGCGAGGATTGGGGCGGGCTCTTGCCCGAGCGCATCGCGGTGCTCACCGCCGGGGTGGACGTGCAGGGCGATCGGCTCGAACTCCATGTGATCGGCTGGGGCCGCGACGAGGAAGCGTGGTCGATCGACTATCGCGTGATCTTCGGCGATCCGTCCGGGCCGCGGGTGTGGGCCGATCTCGATGCGGCGCTTGCCGCCACCTATCCGCACGCGCGCGCCGTCGCCGATCTTGTCATCCGCGCCGTCGCCATCGATACCGGCGGGCAGCACACCAAGGCCGCTTACGAATACTGCCGCACGCGGCTGCACCGCCGCATCTGGGCGATCAAGGGGCGCGGCGGGCCGGGCCTGCCGCTTTGGCCGCGCCGGCCTTCACGCACCAAGGGCAAGGCGCCGCTGTTCGTGATCGGCGTCGATGCCGCCAAGGACGCGCTGTTCGCGCGGCTTCGCCTCACCGAGCCCGGTCCCGGCATGCTGCATTTCCCGATGGAGCGCGATGCCGAGTTCTTCCGCCAGCTCACCGCCGAGCGCGTCGTCACCCGCTTCGAGCGCGGGCGGCCGATCCGGTTATGGCAACCGCGCCGCGAGGGCGAGCGCAACGAGGCGCTCGATACCACCGTCTATGCCATGGCCGCCTTGCACGGCCTCATCAGCATGGGCTTGCGGCTGAACGAGGAGGCCGACGCCATCGGCGCCGCGCCCGCCAAGGGCGCGCCGGCGCCCACCCGGCCGGCCGAGCCGCCGCGCGTGATCCGGTCGCGGTGGATGGGGTGAATTGATAGAATGCGCGCCGAGGAGAAATGGCAGGGCCAAGAATGGCAGCAGAACGGGATCAAGCAAAACTCGAACGCCTCCGGGCGATGATCGATGAAGGTATTCGGGCCCTTGAGCGCGGCGATTTCGTCGAGGTCGATGATGTGGACCTTGAAGCCTTTCTCGATAGTTTGCTGAACGCACCTAACGAATTGACAGAGAAGACGGCCGGCAATTGAGAATAAGGGGCGCTGGGGTGGCGATGTCATTCGATTCTGGTTTTATCGGTTTAAACTCGGATCATTCGGCCGCGTATGTAAACAGCTCGCATTGATAAGATCGCGTGCCGCCCCCCGGCACAAGTGCCGCGATATCCGGCACCGGCACGTTCGCAAGCTCCTTGGGCTCGAGCTTGTGAAGCCCCCCACCATAAACGCGCCCTTCACCGAACAGTTTTTCGGGGCTGATGCTATTGAGGGCCTTCCATATTTCGCGGTCAAGGCCTGGATACTCGACAAGCGCCTTAGCGAGAAACGGTTTCGGGTAAAGCGCAAGATATACATTGGCAATTGTCGCGGCAGAGCGGTTGAGAATGAACCGAAACGGCCTTCCGCGGGCGGTGCCGTTGCGCCCTAGATAGGTGCAAACAAAGGGTGCCGGTGGCCGGTTCTCCTGCACGTACCAGGGCGAACGGTGACGGCAGAGATAGCGGGCGGCGATATCGTCTGACCCTTGCTGAAAATACGCCCAAAGCCGGGGATAACGGTTCTTGACTTCTTCTTCCGACAGGCGGCAATCGAGAAGAAACAACCGCTGCGAGATGAGGGGATTGCCCTCCGCGTCCGCTTCGATTTCATCGGTCGGCAGATAGCGCGGACTCGGCAGGATCGGGCGAAACATCTCGCGGGGCAGCCCTCGTTCCTCGATCTCCTCGGGCGTGAGGATGAAATAGCGATTGTCTCCGGTCGCGAGGCCGCGCTTGATGCTGAAAAAGTCGTCTATCGTTGGCAGTGCCGACTTCACGCGCGGGGGCGCAGCGGGAAACCGTGTCCATTTCGGCTCGGTCGCGAGCACGGCAGCCGAAACCATGCGCTCATCCCTCGGCGCGCGCAGCGTCCCGCCAAACGTGAACCGGATGGCGTGTCCGCGCGGCGGCGGGGCCTTGCGGAACCAGACGACGGCCGAAGAAACGAGCGCGTCGTCGAACTGAACGTCGGCGGGATCGAAGCGGTGAATATGCAGGAGCGTGGTGCGCTCAAGCAGGTAGCGCTTGACCTGCCGACCGTAATTCACGTCCATGAACTCGCTCGGGATGAGCCAGCCAGCAAGCCCGCCCTCTTCCATCCAGGCGTGGGTGAGCGCAACAAAATAGCAGTAGAGGCCGGCAAGCCCGCCGATGCGCACCCCGCAAGCCTGCGCTGCGGCATGCTTCAATCTCACCTTCTCCTCGTTGACGACGTGGTGGTGCCGGACATAGGGCGGGTTGCAGATAACGAGGTTGTAAGCGGCTTCCGGGCTTGCGGCGGTGAAATCCGCAAGACGCAGATCGAGGCCGCTATCCTTCCACAGCGCCGCTGCAGGGCGGCCATAGTGTGGATCGATTTCAAAGCCGGTAGCGGCAGCGATTTGACCTGCCGGGAAGACGGAGCATAGGGCTGAATAGAACGCGCCGGTGCCGATCGCCGGATCGAGGAACCGCACGGGCTCGCCCGGACCAAGGGCGGTCCGCGCATATTCGAGAATATCGAGGGCGAGCGCAGACGGCGTGGCGAACTGGCCCATGCGGTTGCGCTCGACCTGCGTCTTGCCAGCGTCCAGCTCGGACTGAAGTGCAAGGCGCTGCTGTTCGGTTTTTTTCGAGTCTGCGCGTCTCATATGCCGAACTCCGCAAGGTCGTCGATGCGGTGCTCCCACACCCAATCGATGCCTTCGGCGGCCTCGTAGCCGAGATAGCCGCTGTCGAAATAGCCGCACAGAAAGAGAATGAAGCGTACACGCTCGGCCCCATATGTGCGGCGGAGCTGCGCCATCTTCGTCGCTTCTTCCTTGCGGCGCTTGTTGACGTTGGTGAAATCGCCGGCGGACTTGGCCTCCACCAGAAGCGGAAAGTCTCCTGCCTTCGCCGTCTTCGGCATGATGACGGCATCGACGGGGATATTGATCTGCTTGCCTGTGCCTTCCTGCGAGACGGGGACGTTCAGCCGGAAGCTGAACGTGCCGGGCTTCATGGCATCGAACTTCGTGCCGTCGCCAACAGGATTGAGCTTGTAGCCGCGTTGCTCAAGCCACCCCTGAATGGCGGCGAGCTGACGCTTCTCTTGAGCATTGCGGATGATCGGGTTGGCGACGGAACCGCAGAGCCGGTCGGCAACGATGGTCGAAGCGCGATACAGCTCCTGCTCGGACGGCGAGTCCTTACGCTCAAGCCAGACAAATATGTCGGGGTCAGCCATCCGCTCGATGATGTTGCCAATCTTCTCCAGCTCGGCATCGAGCGCCGCGCCGTTCAGCCTGACAGGAAGTCTTCCCTCCTCCATCGTCTTCACTAGGCTGTCCGGCACACCAGCAAGGCCGATCAGGCGGTCAACGGCAAGCGGCGGACAGGTGGACATGCGCAGGGTCGGCAGCGTGGTCGGGTGCGTCTTCAAGAGCTGCGGCGTCACGTCGGTCAGGTTATTGGTCGCCTTGAGGGTCGCCTTTACGGCCTCGGTCGTTTTGATTCGGGTGCTGCGGTAGGCGTCGGGGGCGAATTTCATGAACCAGTCGTTGTACATATCGACGGAAGCGGAAATGTCCGCTTTCCAGAGATGAGGCTTGTCGAGATTGACTGGCACCGGATCAGTCCCTTCCACCCTTATGCTTTTGGTAAAGCTCCCACATCTCCTCAAACAGCCGGTTCAACATGATCCCACGTCGAGCTGCTTCATCCTTGACGCCCCGAGCAAGGTCGGAGGGTAGTCGGAAGCCTATTGTGCGGGTGTCCCTATGCGGCCAACGCGGTCGTTCCTTCGATTCTTTCTTCATCGGCTGGCTCCCCCCACCCCGCAGGTGTCGACATGTCGACAGATTCGCTCTCTGGTCGTCAACGATAATTTGGGGCAAACAGAGAACGCCTGCGACATCTGTCAGATTATGCCAAGCTATTCGCCACATTCCCAAACATTCCGAATAGCCCTCCGCCCATGCCCGCCCGATCCTGGCGGGCATGTGGTCGCGCCTTGCCTCCTTCCTGGGGTTTGCCCGCCGCCGCGCGTTTGACGCGGCCGGCGGCGGCCGCCGTTGGGAAGGCGCGAAGGGCATCGAGGCGCTGAACGCCTCGATCCTGGCGGGCGCCACCATGGCCGCGCGGCGCGCCGGCTGGTACGCACGCAACAACCCGTGGGTCGCGTCCGCCGTCCAAGGCCTCGTCGCGAACGCGATCGGCTCCGGCGTCAAGCCGCGCTCGATGCATCCCGACGCCGCCGTGCGCGATCGGCTGCACGCGCTCTGGAACCGCTGGACCGACCGCGCCGACGCCGCGGGCCTCACCGATTTCTACGGGCTCCAGGCGCTTGCGCTCAGGGCGATGGTCGAAAGCGGGGAGAGCTTCGCGCGGCTGCGCTTCGCGGAAGCCGACGACGGCCCGCCGCTCGCGATCGATATCCTCGACCGCGAGCAGGTGCCGACCGAGCTGCATCGAGAGGTCGGCGCCGGCGCGCGCATCCGCGCCGGCATCGAGTTCGACGCCGCCGGCCGGCGCACCGCCTATCATTGCTATCGCCATCGCCCGGGCGATGCGCTCGCGCCGATGGCGCTCGATACCGTGCGCGTGCCCGCGGCCGACATGCTGCATCTCTTCCAGCCGCTCGCGCCCGGGCAATTGCGCGGCATCACCTGGCTCGCGCCGATCCTGCTTCGCCTGCACGAACTCGACCAATACGAGGACGCGGCGCTGGTGAAGGCGAAGGTCGCGGCGCTGTTCACCGGCTTCATTCGCGATCCGGACGGGACGGTCGCCGGCCTCAACACCGGCGGCGCCGTCAACGGCGTGCTCAATGTCGGCATGGAGCCCGGGAGCCTCGTTCCGCTGCCGCCCGGCGCCGATATCCAGTTCTCCGATCCGGCCGACCCCGGCGACTACGGTGCCTTCGTCAAAAACCACCTGCGCGCCATCGCCGCAGGCCTCGGCGTTCCCTATGAGCTCGTTTCCGGCGATCTCGAAGGCGTCAGCTATTCCTCGATCCGCGCCGGTCTCCTCGAATTTCGCCGCCGCATCGAACAGCTGCAATACGCCGTCATCGTCTTCCAGTTCTGCCGGCCGGTGTGGGAGCGCTTCGTACGGCTCGCCGCCCTTTCCGGCGCGATCGACGCCCGCGCCTTCGATCGCGATCCGGCGGCCTTCCTCGCGGCCGAATGGCTCCCGCCCAAATGGGATTGGGTCGATCCGCTGAAGGACGCGCGCGCCGAGATCGAGCAAATCCGCGCGGGGCTCAAGAGCCGCAGCCAATCGATCGCCGAGCGCGGCTACGACATCGAGGAGGTTGACGCGGCGATCGCCGCCGATCGCGCCCGCGAGGAACGCCTCGGGCTTTCCTTCGACAACGCCGTGCCGGCTGGCCAGCCTGCAATGGAGGGCGCCCATGCCTGATCTCTTCATCCGCCGCGCAACGCTTGCGCCGCAGAGCGCCGATGCGGAGGCCCGCACCGTCGAGGCGGTGTGGACCACCGGCGCCGCGGTGCGCCGGCGCGATGCCGCTGGCGCCTATCTCGAACGGTTGTCGCTCGATCCTTCCGCCGTCGATCTCTCGCGCCTGATCGGCGCGTCGGTGCTCGATGCACACCGGCAAAGCGCCGTGCGCGACGTTCTCGGCACCGTGCGCGATGCCCGCGTCGATGGCCGGCAGGGCACTGCCGTCTTGCAGTTCTCGGCGCGGCCGGAGGTTGAGCCGATCTGGCAGGACGTGATGGCCGGCATCCTGCGCCACGTCTCGGTCGGCTACACGGTCGAACGCTGGCGCGACGACACCGATCCGGCGACCGGCGAGCGCGTGCGCACAGCCGTTGCCTGGACACCGATCGAAATCTCCCTCGTTCCGACGCCGGCCGATCCCGGCGCGACCATCCGCCAAGGAGGCACCATGCCCGAGATAGAGAACGCGCCGGCCGATGCGCGGGAAAGCCCGCCCGCCGACCAGATTGAGACGCGCGCGGCGATCAATGCCGAAATCCGCTCCATCGCCCGCGTTGCCGGGCTCGGCACCGAGTTCGCGGACGGGCTCATCGACAATGGGGCGACCGCCGACGAGGCGCGACGTGCGGCGTTCGAGGCTTTGGCCGCACGCGGCGGCGGCAACATTCGCACCGAGCAGGTTCGCGTCGAAGCCGGCGACAGCCACGACGATCCGGCGATCCGCGCCCGGCACATGGGCGAGGCGCTCTATGCCCGCATCAATCCGCAACACCAGCTTTCCGAGCCGGCGCGGCGCTACGCCTATGCCACCTGCGCCGAGATGGCGCGCGAGCTCTTGGTCCTGCGCGGCCATTCCGTCACCGGCCTTTCGCCGGCCGCGCTCATCACGCGGGCGCTGCATACGACGAGCGACTTCCCGCTCATCGTCGGCGACACGATCGGCCGCACCCTGCGCGCCGCTTATACCGCGGCTCCCGCCGGCGTCCGCCGGCTTGGTCGCCAGACCACCGCACGCGACTTCCGCACCGTGAACAAGATCATGCTCGGCGAGGCGCCGATGCTCGAAAAGCTCGACGAGCACGGCGAGATTCGCGCGGGCACCATGGCCGAGGCGAAGGAGGCCTACAAGGTCGAGACCTTTGCCCGCAAGATCGGCGTCACGCGCCAGGTGCTCGTCAACGACGACCTCGGTGCCTTTGCCGATCTTGCCCGGCGCCTCGGCCAGGCCGCGGCCGAAACCGAAGCGCGGCTCCTCGTCAATCTTCTCGAAGGCCCTTCGGGCAACGGACCGACCATGAGCGACGGCAAGGCGCTGTTTCATGCCGATCACGGCAACAAGGCAGCAACCGGCGGCGCCATCGCCGACGATACGCTGTCCGCCGCGCGGCTTGCCATGCGCAGCCAGACCGGGCTTTCCGGCCAGCCGATCAGCGCAAGCCCGAGATATCTCCTCGTGCCGCCCGCGCAGGAGACGGTGGCCGAGAAGTGGCTGGCGACGATCGCCGCGGCGAAGGCCGCCGACGTGAACCCGTTCTCGGGCTCGCTGTCGATGGTGGTCGAGCCGCGGTTGTCGAGCGCGACGCGCTGGTACGTGTCGGCCGATCCGGCCGAGATCGATGGCCTCGAATACGCCTATCTCGCCGGCGGCGAAGGCCCGCAGATCGAGACCAAGGCCGGCTGGGATGTCGATGGCGTCGAAATCCGCGTCATCCTCGACTTCGGCGCCGGCTTTATCGACTGGCGTGGCTGGTACGCCAACGCGGGCGCGTGATGACCGACATCGCCGAACTCGAAGCCATGCGTGAAGCGCTCCTTGCGGCGCGCTTCGCCGGCGTGCGCACGGTCGAATACGAGGGTCGCCGCATCACCTACGCGAACGACGCCGAGTTGGCCGCAGCGCTCGCCGACCTCGACCGGCGCATCGGCGTGGCGTCGGCGCCGCGCGTCGCCCAGGTTCGCATCAGCTCATCGAAAGGAATGTGACCCATGAAGAACTACATCCAGGAAGGCCGCATGATCGCCGTTGCCGCGCCCACCGGCGGCGTGAATTCGGGTGATGGCATGCTGATCGGCAGCCTGTTCGGCGTCGCCAGCAAGACGGCAGCGGCCGGCGAGACTGTCACGCTCGCCACCGATGGTGTGTTCGATCTGCCGAAGCTCGCCAGCGCGGTGATTGCAGCCGGCGATGCGGTCGCCTGGGATAATTCCGCCAAGCAGGTCAACGCGCCGGCGACGGGCCGCTATCCGATCGGCATCGCGATCGAAGCCGCCGGCAATGGGGTGGCGACCGTGCGGGTCCGGCTGGACGGGATCGCAACGGTGGCGGCCTAGTTCCGGGCTGCAATATAGTTGCAATATAGTAAGGTCAGCGCACGTTGCCGGCATTGAGACCTTGCGGCTTCACGATGGTTGTGGCCGGATTAGGAGGACCGGCGGCGAGCCCTACGTTGAGCTTCCAAACACTCCGGGGAATGTCACCAATCTCGTAGCCGAGGCGGTAAAGCGCTGGGCATAGCGTCGTCTAGCGCAGGAGGTCCCCCTGGCCAAATCGAAAAGAAGAAAGGCCAAAAACAGGAAACCCGACGACTACTTCGCCGCCGGGCCGATGGAGTTCGCCCGTTTCGGCCGGTTGATGATAGGCCGCTCACGGGCAACGCAAGAGCAATTTGAGGCCGCTCAAGCCCGAATGGTGGCTCAGTATCCCATCACAATCGGCGAGATCGACGGGCTTGTCGCCTCCATCGCAGCACAGATCGCCCGCCTACCCCCTGACCGCCTGCTTCAACGGGGCTGGTGGGAATATTCTGCAATGATGGTCGGCTTAGGCGGGACAGATGCAGATGATTCTCAAAAGCTCGCAGCAGCCCGCATGGTCGATTATTTGCAAAGCGTAATCGTGTCAGTAAAGCCGGAGCAGTACGCCGCCGATGTAAGCGAAAAAGATTGGACGAAGTTGAAAGCGGATGTCGAGACATTGTTCCGGCGTCTCACGCTCGATTATCAGATGTGCCTGACGGCTCACCGAAGAGCTCAAGACCCGCAACTGGACATGCAGTTGGAGGAGTTTAGGTTTCGCGCGGAAGCACTCTGGCTGAATATTCGGGGCAAACGCTACCAGCTTCATGAGCGGCAGGCGCTGCTTGATGTGCTCGGTCCGCATTCGGACATTCTGTTGAAGCTGTTCGGGCTGGACGCAGCAGCACTCACGGCGGAGTTCGACAAGATTTTGACTCGGCTTACGCATGGGCTCATGGACATCGCAACCGACATGAAGGAATTGCATGCGAAGTCGATGGCCCGGCTTGATGAGCTTGCGGCCAAGCACCAGGAGTTAGATTTTGAAGCACTGATGGCCAAAGTATTTGAGGACCGCGCACTTGCCGCGCAGCGCGACAGGTTCGCAGGCGCGATGTTCGGCCTTGATCTGTTCGACGTTGGCAAAAACACCGTGCTGCCCAAAGCCTTGCTTGACGCATTGAGTTATTCCCCCGGCGAAGACACCGAATTCTTCGCCACCGGCGAATTTGCAGGGTGGCCCTTGCGCATTTGGCCGATAATGCGGCGACCGTTCGTACGGCTCAATGGCTCGACGTATTGCTTCGACATCTTCAGCCTGTTCGACAACATATACCGCGTACTACGGCGCATCGTTGTTGAGCTTGAACCCGCCTACAAGGAATCGTGGAACGACCGTCAAAAGGCGGTCTCTGAAGAATTGCCGTTCACCTACCTAACCCGGTTGATGCCCGGCGCACGCGTATATCGGCCTATTTACTACAGGTGGAAAGTCGGTGACGGCCCGGCTCAGTGGCATGAAGCCGACGGCATCTTGATCTATGAAGACCACCTCTTCGCAATCGAGGTGAAAGGCGGCGCCTTCACGTACACATCGCCCGCGAACGATCTCGATGCGCATCTTGCGTCACTTCGCACACTCCTCCAAGCGCCCGCCCGGCAGGGAAGTCGGTTTGTGGACTTCTTGGAAAGCGCAACTGAAGTCTCGATTGCGGATGCGAGACACAATGAAATAGCGAAGCTGCGACGTTCGGATTTCCGGCATGTGACCGTATGCACAATCACACTTGATGCCTTCACAGCGCTGGCAGCTCGCGCGCAACATCTTGCGCCACTCGGGATCGATGTCGGTCAGCGCCCGTTGTGGCCGCTCTCGCTCGACGATCTTCGGGTTTACGCCGACCTCTTCGACAACCCGCTAATCTTTTTGCATTTCGTCGAAATGCGCGTAAGAGCCGGTCGTTCTGACAAGGTCGATCTCAATGACGAGATGGATCACTTCGGTATGTATATCACGGAAAATAATTACACGCAGTATGCGGAAGAGCTTTCCCAGAACGCCGACAAGATGCAGTTCACCGGCTACACAAACCCCGTCGACGAATACTTTAGTGCGCTGCTCGTCGGCGACGCGCCACCGAAGCCCCGGCAGAAGATGCCACACCGGATTGCGGAGATTGTTGACCTGTTAGGTACTTCGAACGAGCCGCACAGGGCGGAATTATCAAGTTTCATTTTGGATGGTGCTGGCGATTGGCGAGACACGCTTGCTTCGTCGATCGAGACCGCGCTGAAGGAAAACAGGGAGCTAAGGCGCGCACGCCCGATGTCATCGTATGGTGGAGTGGAGATGACCCTTTTTGTTTGGTCTCCCGACGCACCACGTAACGCGGAAGGCGCGATCGAACACACACGCGTTGTCATGCTCGCGGAAAATAAGGCGGAGCGCCGCCTCGTTGAGCTTGAATACGACGAAAACGGAAAGCTGATTGGTGCCCACTTGCGCCATGTCACTTTGGTCGGAGTGCCAGAGGCAGAGATCGAGCGGCTACGCGCGGAGGGCGAGGCATTGCAGCAGAGGCGGATTGCAAGTGTTCAAGCCAAGGGCAAGATTGGCAGGAACGATCAGTGCCCCTGCGGGAGCGGCAAGAAGTGGAAGAAGTGTCACGGCCAGCGGGCGTAGCCGCCGCTAAGCTGACGCGGCTGCGGAACAGCTCGCTAGCTCGGTTTGATGACTCCCCGCCAACCGGATCGCAGGTTGGGCGCCAATCACCGCCATGGATTTTGTTGACTCGTTGTTGACTCGGCCCGTTTCGGCCGGAGGAGCCGGAAAAGCCAAACGCCGCCAAGTCTTTGACCTGACGGCGCTAATTTGGTTGCGGGGGTAGGATTTGAACCTACGACCTTCAGGTTATGAGCCTACCGTCGCGCTCCCGCGGCGTGCCAGCGTCTTCAATGGGTTGGACGTAACACATTGATACGCAACCGACTCGATTGCCGCACAGCGCCGCATTCAATTGCACCGCACGGCACGGGGCGAATCGGGACGGGGCGAGCGCGGCGGACACGTGACGGACACGCCATGTCCGCATTCCCATCTCTCCGCCCCTTTACGCCCGTTTCCGCCTAAGCCTTTGAAGACAAAGAGAGCATCTTGCTGGGCGCGAAATTTCCTTGCTCAGTCAGCCCATGAAGGCCCACCTCACCGAACGCTTCGTCAAGACCGCCCAGCCCGATCCGGCACGCAACATCATCATGCGCGACGACGAGGTGATCGGCTTTGGCCTTCGCGTCACGACCGCGGGCGCCAAGGCGTTCGTGCTCTCCTATGTCATCGCAGGCCGTGAACGGCGGATCACCATCGGCGCGTGGCCCGACTGGTCAGTCGTCGCTGCGCGCGAGAAGGCACGCGAGCTAAAGCGGCGCATCGACAGCGGTGACGATCCCTTGGCCGAGCGGCAAGCGGTTCGCGCCGCGCCTACTGTCCGCGACCTGATCGACCGCTACATCGCCGAGCATGTGCCGACCCTTTCGGAGCGCAACGGCAAGGACCAGACCTCGATGCTGCGGAAGCTGGTCGAGCCGGAATGGGGATCGCGCAAGGTCGCCGACATCACCGAGGCGGACGTGTCGAAGCTGCTCGCGAAGATCGCCGCCGGCCGCGCCCGCCCGCGCAAGGAGCAGCCGAAGCACAAGCGGCGGGTTGCTCTCGCGAAGGCGCGCCCGACGCCGATCCGCGCGAACCGCGTCGGCGAGGTGCTGCGCAAGATGTTCAACCTCGCGGTCAAGCCGTGGAAGATGCGCGACGACAATCCGGCCGCCACGTTCCATCGCAACGTGGAGAACGAGCGCGAGGTATTTCTCACCCTCGACCAGATCGGCCGGCTCGCGTCCGCCATCGACGCGCATGAAAACCAGCGCGCCGCCGATGTGGTGCGCTTCATCTTGCTCACCGGCGCGCGCAAGGGCGAGGCGCGGACGGCCCGGCCAGATCAATTCAATCTCGATCTCGCTATCTGGACGAAGAAGGCTTCGACCACCAAGCAGAAGAAGATGCACCGCGTCCCGCTTTCGCGCGCCGCCGTCGCGTTCGTCCGCGCGCGGCTCGCCGCGCTCCCCGCTGACGCTGAATGGCTCTTCCCCGGCGACGTGGAGGGCAGGCCCATCGAGGACATTCGGCGCTTTTGGGCCGACATCCAGAAGGCCGCGGGCCTCGAAGGCGTCCGGGTCCACGATCTGCGCCACACCTTCGCATCGCTGCTCGTCAGCGGCGGAATGTCGCTCCCCATGATCGGCAAACTACTCGGCCACAGCAGCCCCAAGACGACCCAACGCTACGCCCATCTGCTGGACGATCCCGTTCGGCAGGGGGCGGACGCGGTGGGCGAGATGCTGCGCCCGAAGCTCAAACTGATCTCGGAGGCCTCGCCGTCGGATCGCGCGGCGTGACAGATGATGCTAAAAGGACGCGCGGACTTTCGGTTTGGCGTTCATGTGGGGGACAATCTCAGCCTGGCTTGAGCGTAGGCAGGCGGCCAAGGGCCGCGTCCGGGACGACGCGCGGCTTCTCCTCGCGAAGGGTCCCGCCACCGCCTACTACGACGCCCAACGGCTGGCCGCCCGCGCGCGGTTCGCCGGGGATGGGAAGGGATTCGTCCATTGGGCGCGCGTGGCGGCGGAGGTGGCCCGGATCGGCACCGGCCCGATGGACATGGCCGTCGTTCGCGCCATCGTGGACGAGGAAGAGCGCCACGCTAGGCGCGGCAAAGCTCCTGCCAGACAATCCTGATCTTGCGCGCGATCGTGCTTTCGTCTGGCGCGTATTCGTCCTCGCGCCGCTCGAACCAGTCGCGCATTTCCCTCACCAGTTCCGCCTGCGTCCTGGGCAGGCCGTGTTCGTGGATGCGCCGGGCGAGCACGGCGTAGAATGTATCCCAGTCGTGGCGCGGCGGCGCTCCCGGCCCCGGCCGGCGGGTCTTCGGCGGCGCGGTGGACAAATGCGCTGGACCGGCCTCGCAGAAGCGCTGCTCGAATTTCTCCACCTCGCCGCGCCGGACAAGCACGTCGGCGGCGGCGACGACGACGCCGTTGGGCGGCTCCGAAATCCAGCGGAATTCCTGGTCGCCCGTCTTCACACGGCGGATCGCGACCGACTGACTCGGAATGCCGTCGCGCCGGAAAAGCGGCAATACGTGAGGCGCCTCGATGTCCACGAGGCCGGACACCGTTTCCGACTGACCGATCTTCACGGGCGGGAGCGCGATCGAAAGCGAGAGAAGACCTTCCGTTGACCATCCGATGACATCGAACGGCGTGACGGACCATCGCGCGGCGGCTTCGGTCAACAAATAGAACGAACGTGGTGGCAGCATTTTGAGCACCCCCTCTCGACACAAGACCAGACCTCGCCTCGACTTGCGCCTTGGAGCAAGTCTCCAAACTCCAAAAAACCTTGGACTACTTGAAGGAAATCCGTCTGGTCCGGCGGTAGGCTTGCACTACGCGCCTCAGATCGCTTCTCATGTCGGGCGGCAGGCGCCCCGCCTCGACGAATAGATCGTCCATCCGAACACCGAGGATCGCCGCCGCACGCTCCACGAGCTCATCGCGCGGCGGATTCTCCTGTTCGCGCTCGACTCGCGACCAGTAGGCCGGCGATACGCCGAGCCGTTCGGCGAAGTCGTTGAGGCCGATGCCCTGTTCTACTCGCCTTGCCCTGACGGTGAGGCCGAAAGCCATCTGCTCTCTCCTTCCTAATCCGCGATCAGGCCGTATTTCCGAAGCCGGACGGCGATGAACGATTCCGACAGGCCGAATTCGCCGGCGAGCGCGGCGACGATCGCCTCGATCGCGCTCCAACCGTTCCGGCTCGTCTTCATGCAGGGCGTCGGGGCTTCGCCGCACCAAGCGATCGACGCCCCCACCGCCGATGCTTCCCGGATGAAGGCGCGCGTAAGTTGCCGCCGCGGCGCGAGAAACGCGCCCATGAACTCGTCCGCGCGCCATTCCCTCCAATCGATCGGCACGCCGGCCGCGCGGACTTCGGCGCGGCTGCGGAACGCCCGCGCCGTCCGACCCTTCATCGCGGCCGGCATGTCGAAGATGGCATGTCCGAGCTCGTGCGCGGCCGTGGAGCGAAGCAGCTCGGGCCGATCTTCGAGCAGGTCCGAATTCAGGCTGATCATGACCTCGCCCGGTTCCGCTGGATCGTATTCGCACACGCCCAGCACCGGGCTCCCTTCCTCGTCGTGAACCGGATGCTCCGCGTCCCATACGAGGCGAAGCTGCGTGCCGTTTACGCGCAGCCGCGCTGTTCGGCGGAAAAGATCGTCCGGATTGACCGGCCGAACCACGAACCCGAGCAACCGCCTTCGCAGATCGGCGCCCAGCGCCCTTATGGTCTCGGCGGAGAGCCGCACCGGCTCGCCGGACCCGAAGCTCGGATACTCAACGCTCGCCACCATCGCGCCTCCTTCCCGGCGAATCGTTAACCGTTTCCTCAACACCAATGTTCTTCTTACGTTCTTGAGTGGCGAGAGTCCAGACCCTTTCCACTCCCGTCCAATTCCATTGCGTGGCGCCCGACGCGTCCCCTCTTTCCACCCGTTTCCGCCTGTTTCCGCCTAAGCCCCGACGGCCCTCGCATGTTCGGATCGCGCCGGTTTCGATCGGTGCGCCACGGAGGAGGGATTGCATGGACGCGCAACAGGAAGAGAGCCCGTCGGGAGGCCGTCCGCTTCTCGACGGATGGCTGACGAGGGCCGAGGTCGCCGCCGAGATAGGCGTCTCGGTCGATACCCTGGCCCGCTGGGAAACCCGCCGGATCGGGCCACCCTCGGTCCGCATCGGACGCCGGGTCCTCTATCGCGCCCAGGCGTTCCGCGAGTGGCTTGTCGCCAACGAGCGAAACACCAATCCGTCGGTGGCGTCATGAGCAGGCCGAGCGAAGCCATGCAGCGCTCGGCTTCAAGCGCGCTCCGATCGGTCCTTGAGCTGACCTGCGAAGCCCACGCCCCGCACGGGGACGAGATCAGACTCACCGAGTTCGCCCTGAACGTCCTCGTCAACGCGATGGCGAAAATCATCCTGGCGGATGCCGCGGCGGAATGCGCGCACCGCTCGGATGGCGCCGACGAGAACGCCGTCCTCGTCCTCGCCACGATGAAAGCCGCGAAACTATTCGCGGTCCTTCCGCAGGCCTTTGTCGAGTTCGTAGCGGCCAATGCGGCCGCCGAGGCCGCGAACGCCAATCAGATTCGTCTGGAGAACGCCGCGGTCAGGTCGGGGAGACTCCAATGACGAGCTCCTTCGCACGCCACGGCATCGATCATCTTTCGGCGTCGTCGCTGAACCTGTGGGCCGCACAGCCCGCGCTGTGGATCATGGAGCGGCTTCTCGGCCGCAGAATCCCGACGGGCATTCCGGCCGCGCGCGGCAAGGCGGTCGAGCACGGCGTCCACATCGGGCTGATCGATCCCGCGAAGCCGGCCGACGACTGCGCGGCCGAAGCGGAGCGCGAATTCAATCGACTGACGGCGCTCGCCGGCGATCCGCGCCGCGACGAGGAACGGCCGAAGATCGGCGGCTATGTGCGCGGCGCGCTCGGCGAGCTTCGGCAATACGGCGTGCCAGACGCATATCAGCACCGCGTCGAGCTTCGGCTCGACGACGTTCCGGTGCCGATCATCGGCTTCATCGACTGGCGGTTCTCCGATCACGGCCTGATCGTCGATCTCAAGACGACCGAACGCTTTCCGTCCGAGATAGGCGATCCGCACGGCCGCCAGGGCGCTGTCTATGCCTCGGCGCACGGCAATTTCGGAATGCGCTTCGCCTACGCGAAGCCCGCGCCGGGAAAGAAGGAGCCGCAGCAGGTCCGTGTCTACGAGATGTCCGGCGACGATGTGCGCCGGCATCTCGCCGCGCTGCGCCTTATCGCTCTCTCGCTCGGCCGCTTCCTCGCACTCTCGAACGATCCGCGCGAGCTCGCCGGGCTGATCGTCCCCGACTTCGAAAGCTTCTGGTGGTCCGACCCGTCTGCGCGCGCGGCGGGCCGGGAGGTCTTTGGTTTCTGATCAACGCAAAAGGAGAAGAGCGATGCCTTTGAATATCGGTGGTTCGGGATCAATCAAACCCTACGTCAAATTCAACGCGAAGGCCGACAAGTGGTTCGTGCGCGCGCCCGAAGGCGGCGACCTGGAAATCGCGCGGCCGACCTTTCTGCTCGATCTCACGAACATCCGCACCGGCTGGCTCCGCTTCCTCGAAGGCCAAGCGCCGGAGCGCGTGATCGACCCGTCGCTCGATCATCCCGCGCCGTCTCCCGGCGAAGGCTTCAAGCGCGGCTTCGTTGTCATGGCTTTCAGCCAGAAGTTCTTCGGCGGCGCCGTCGAGTTCGCATCCGCTTCGATCCATCTTTCGAACGCCATCCGCGACATCTATGCGGCGTTCGAGGAGCAGGGATCGCGGCCCGAAAATCGCGGCAAGGTTCCGGTGATCGCGTGCACCGGCAGCGATCCGATGAAGGACAAGTTCGGCACGAACTACAAGCCGCGGCTTGAGATCGTGAAGTGGGCCGACCGCCCCGCCGAACTGCCCGACGCCTCGCCGGTGGACGACGCCGATGTCTGGAAGGGCGCGCATCAGCCGCAGCAGGCCGCGCGGCATGTGCCGCCGCCGACGGCGAAGCCCGCGCCCGCGCCAGCGTCCGATCCCGCTCTCGAAACGGAGTTCTGATCGTGACGGAGGGGCACAACGGCGGCGCGCCCGCGGACATGCTGATCGACTTCGTCGAAAGCATCGAAGGTCTGGAAGTCGAGAAGCAGGCGATTTCCGACAAGATCAAGCTGGTCAAGGCCCGCGCGCGCAGCGCGGGCTTCGACACCAAGGTCCTGAACCAGATGCTGCGCGAGCGGCGTCTGTCGGAAGCCGAACGCGAGGAATTCCAGGCGCTTTGCGAGGTGTATCGCGCGGCGCTCGGGATGCTGAACGGCACGCCGCTCGGCGACGCCGCGCGCAGGCGGTTGATGGGCAGGAAGCCACCGCCGCCGGACGCCCCCGATGGTGGCGAGGCGCAGCCCGAGGCGGACGAAGCGCCGGCCGCCGATCTTGAGGGCGCGCGCGCCGCCGGTCGCGCCGCCGCCCGCGAAGGCAAGCGCATCATCGACAATCCGTATCTGGCGACCGATCCGCGCCGCGCGGCGTGGGACGAAGGCTGGTGCGCGGAAACGGGCACGGACGGCATGGAAGTGCCCGCGGCATGGCGGCGGCAGTCGGCGAAGAAAAAGAAGAAGCCCGAAGGCGACGAGAAGCCGGAAGGCGATGAAGGGGGCGAGCAATGAGCGACGTCCAGAACAAGACCTTCATGCACCGCTTCCGGCCGTGGCTCCCCGAAGTCGAGTGCCGACGCTGGATAAATCCGGACGGAAGCAAAGGCGGTATCGTCGCCGTATCCGCGCGGATCGCGGCCGGCATCACGATCAAGGCAAGCATCGAGGTCATGGACCGCGCGTCCATCGGCGACGGCGCGTCCATCGGCGACCGCACGTTCATCGGCGGCGGCGCGTCCATCGGCGACCGCGCGTTCATCGGCGGCGGCGCGTCCATCGGCGGCGGCGCGTTCATCGGCGGCGGCGCGTCCATCGGCGACGGCGCGTCCATCGGCGACCGCGCGTCCATCGGCT